TGACGGCAGAGCAAGAGGCGCGATTAAACCTGATGCCTTATGCGGCTGAATACACAGCGGAGGCGCTAGATAACTGGTCGCATGAGCTGATTTTTGGTCGAGAAATGCTGACAATGGTTAAATTGGTCGAATACGCGAAAGTGCCGATCGATGAGTTTAGCCATGAGCTGAAAAAAACCTATCGAGTCTTGCGGTTGCGGTCACCAGAAGAAGCAAGTGAGATTTTTGGCGGTGCGTTCGGAGATTACGTTTACACGCAGGCGCTTTATGATGAAGCTGGGAAGGCATTAACCGAAGGGTACATTCCTAAAAAGCCATCTAGCACAGCCCGGGGTGTTGGCATTCCTTTTAATTGCATTCCATTCTTTGTTGCTGATTTAGATCAAATTCCGCTGATGGATATTGCTGTTGTTAACTTGGCTCATTACCAGGTGTCGGCAGATTACCGAGAGAACCTACACACGCATGGACAGCAAACGCTAGGCATCCGCACATCGATGAGCTGGGAGCAGTTCCAGACTGCAAACCCTGACGGGATTAAAGTCGGGGCTACGAAAGGTCACTTCCTTGGTGAGAGTGGCGGCTTTGAAACCACTAGCGCGCCAGAATCAAGCAGCCTAAACAAGGCCCTTGACGACCTGCAAAAGCAGATGGAATCAATGGGCGCTAAACTCATGACGGAAGGCGGAGAGAAGACCGCAGAGGAGGCCCGCATCAATGCCAGCTCGCAGACGTCAGCGCTCGACATGGTTGTATCGCTGTGGGATTCGGTTGTTAATGCAGCATTAAAGGCTTGCGCAGAGTACAAGGCTATTGATCCTGAATTAGTCAGCTACACAATGAACCGCGACTACTACGATACAACGCTATCAGCTCAAGAGGCTGGCGCTATTGTTACGATTAAGGACAGCGGGGCCATTGCCGTGAAAGATATGCGCTACATGCTGCGAACTGGGCGCATTAAGCTAGATCCAAGTCGGACGGATGAGGTTATCGACGCCGATATTGAGACTGAGAGTATTTAGCGGGCTCATTTTTGCGCTCGCTAAAATTTGTGACGCGGGCCGCATTTATTGCGGCTTTTTTGTAAGTATTGCTTGCGTACTATATTAATGCGTACTATTATTTGCTTGTGAAATAAACAACATGAGAAAGAAAAATGAAACTAAAAGTTAATATGCAGCAACTTAAATCAGCAATGCTTTGCAAGGCAAAAAATGACGTGAGATGGTATCTTAATGGCGTTATGTTTGCAAAAGATGGCGCGCTTGTTGGCACTAACGGCCACGTTATGTTTGTTGGTCAACATGAATCAGAAATAGAATCTGACTTAATAGTTGATTTTGTTTGTTCAATTCCTCGTAACTCTCAATATGCAGAAATAGAATTTAATTCAGATGAAAAACAGGGTGTAATTAAATTCTATGGTCAGCTAGAAGGAAATGTTATCGGATGCGGAATGGCGCAGATCGTTGATGGCAAGTACCCTGATTACACAAAGCTGACTCAAAAAGCTATAAGCCCATGCACTGAAATCGGATTTAACGGCAAATACCTTAAATTACTTTCTGATATTTCAACTCTGTTTAATCCAAGATTTTCAACTGTAAAACTGAGTCTAAATGGTGACTCTGGATGTGCGTTTGCTGAAATTCCAAATCCAGAACAAGAGAAGGCAATGCTTGTTATTATGCCGTGCAGATTGTAAATATGAAAAAACAAACACCACAACAACGACAAAACATTAAGCGGTCTGGCGATCCGAGGTTGCCAACTGTTTACACAACGGCAGAAATCCTGCAAAAGCTGGACTATCTAGCAGGCATTCACGGCAGCAAGAAGGCGGCGATTGAGGCGGCGATTAGTGCGCTTTATGATAAGGAAACAAGCGGCTTCACTTGCCAGCATTGCGGAGAGGAAACAAAAGATTTCACTCCTGAATCTGAGTTCATAGGGTGGAATGGCGTTTGCGTGAAGTGCGCAATGAAAGGTATTGAAGTTTGACACAAATCAACTTTTAACCGGTGAATTTGTGCGAACATAATCAAGAATTAAACAAGGAGAAAGCAGAATGAAATATGAAGCAGTTTTTGGTGATCAAAGTTTGTTTTTCGATGCGCATAGAGATTGCGAAATGGTCGGAAATGGACATCATAAAGTAGAGAATGGAAAGCTAATGGTGTGGAATTTTTCAGAAAAATATTGGGCTGAAAGCTACACCAATAAAATAACTATCGCAGCTATGCGCCGCATCATCGCAGATCCTAAGCGCTGGACGGTTGCAGACCAGAAAGCGGGGCGGTTGCCTGAGGTTGGTAGCTTAGTTGAATGGAATGATTGCGGTGTAAAACTTAAAGTCACCATAGAGTCAGCATTCTTTAACAAAAACTGCGCATTCTCATTTGAGGGTCGCGGAATTGGAATCGCTGAGATTTTTGACTTATCGCCAATCGAAACGCCAGCCGAGAAAGCGCAGCGAGAAGAGGATGAGTTTGTTTCTCTTGTTGAATCTAAATACAACCACATGCCAAACGAGATCTCATTCAGGGCCGGTATTCGCGCAGCATATCGCAAGCTGAAAGGTGGTGAGTGATGGAATGGATTTCAGTTAATGATCAATTGCCGAAAAACAATTCTGGATTGTATTTGTGTTCTGGGCATGGTGGTATAAAGTTTATTTGCCACCGAAAGGATAATGCATGGATTAGAAGCCCGCAAATGAAAAGAGTTGTCGGAATTACACACTGGATGCCATTGCCTGCCGTACCGGAGCAAAACAAATGAGCGTTAACGAATACCTGATCGACGCATCAACACGTCACCAAATTATGTTGCAGCGCCTTTCAGGGGGCGCTTTCAACAAACTTAAACCGCTACTCGAAAAACTGCAAAAAGATATCAGAGCAAGGCTATCTGAGAATCCGACTGATTTTCAGATGAATCGACTTACTTCATTGCTGCGCGATATTCAATCTCTATTCGATGCTGCAAACACTGAGGTATCAAAGCAGCTAAATCTTGATCTCGAAGAGTTCATTCCATATGAAACAGACTTTCAATATCGAATGCTTGGTAATGCCGTGACGACAGAGTTGACGCTGCCAGCGATTGAGCAGGTTGTGGCTGCTGTAACAACCGCAAAAGCTGAGCTGATTAGCGGTGGAGTAACCAAGCGATTAACCATTTCCGAAATGATTGAAACGCTAGGAACAAAGCCAGTTACCATTGAAAACAAAATCCGCGCCGGAATCATCGAAGGAAAATCAGTAGATCAAATGGTGCGCGACATCATGCGAATTGCTAACCAGGCTCACAAACGTGATGTGCGGACCGTTGTTAGGACGGCGTTTAATCTAGCGAGTAGTCAGGCGCGTCAGGCTGTAACAAATCAGAATATTGATGTGATATCAGGGGAGAAATGGGTATCGACACTGGACGGAAGAACCAGCTTTGTTTGCCAGGGGTTGGACGGGAAAACTTTTGCTGTTGGCGAAGGAAGATACCCGCCAGCTCACATGAACTGCCGCAGTTTGAGAATTCCGCTAGTAGATCAGCGGTATGCAATACCAGGAATAAAAGGCAAGCGATCTGCTAGAGATGAAAGCGGAACCGTCTCACAAATCAGCAGCGAGACAACATACAATTCTTGGCTTAAAAAGCAGCCTGCTGCATTTCAAAATGAGGTGCTTGGCGAAGAGCGGGCAAAGCTATTTCGTGGTGGAATGAATGTCGATAAATTCACCGACGACAACGGGCGCACACTAACGCTGTCAGAATTAAAATCACTCGACAGTATGACTTTGTGACGTAGATCAACGTTTGTTTTTATGTGGGTGGTATTGTTTATTCTAACGACCTGTAAGCCTGTTTTATGGAGTGAGATAAAAAATGATTAATTACCCAGTGCATTATGATGAAGAGTTGGGCGGCATTTACGATAAGTCGTGCCACTTCATCTGTGACGTATCTAGCAAGACCCATGGCAACGAGATAGTAAAGCGAATCAACATGCACGATGAGCTTGTTTTAATGCTAAAAGATATTGCCTTGGTTGATGGTGGTAGCGAGTGCATTAAATCAAAGATAGCAAGGGCGCGTAAACTATTGGAGAAATGCAAATGATCATCGACTACGTTAATCGAACAAAGAAACAGAATGAAGAATCGGCAAGCGATGCGATTAAAGCTGGTGCATGTGCGGCGTTGTGCGTTGTTGTGTTTGGATTGTTGGTGGTGATGCTATGAAAATTAACCTTGATTTTAAATCCCCAGTGCTTCCAGTTCTTTTTTATGGATTGTTTTGCTATTGTGTGGGTATTTTTACCGCCTATGTAATTTATCTGATTCATTAATAAGGTTGAAAAAATGAAGCAAGTAGATGAAATGCCAACTAGCGGGCAGTTTGTGGCGGTTTGGGAATATGATGGAGTAATTTGGTCGGAGGTTTACATAAACCAAGGCGAATACATCGATATTTACTCAGCAGACGATGATGACTTTCACAGAGTTCCATCGCATCAGGTAGTAAGCCACCACGATAAATACAAAGCAAAATACTTCATCGCAGAATAACTTTTCCAGCAAAAACCAAACCAGCTCCGGCTGGTTTTTTATTGCCTGCCATCTGTCAATAGTCTTTATCAATTAAACTTTCCATTATCAATAGGTTTGGGCTATCATATCGACAGTGCAAGCGGTGCTTGTTAATTGATGATACGGGGTATCAAATGGCTTTAGCTTTTGAAATTGATTCGCTGGATGGATTGGAAGAATCCGTTAAAACCTTATACAAAGAGCAGAACGGTAAATTCCGCCTTGATGTGTCAGGCATTGATCCTGCAGATGAGTTGAAAGGCGCATTGCAGCGGGAGCGCGAAGAGCGTAAAGCAGCAAAGGCTCGCGCAGATCAACTTGAGCGCGAAAAGGCAGAAGCAGAAGAAGTTCGCCTTCGTGAAAAGAGCGAATTTAAAGAGCTTTATGAGCGCGAAAAATCAGCGGCTCAAAAGATGAAAGAAGACTGGGAAGCTGAGAAAGCAGCAACTAACAAAGAAAAGATCCATAGCGCGGCATTGGAAATTGCGGCAGCACTTGGTGACAAAGAGTCGTCTGTTAAGCTGCTTACCCGCGAAGCAAAAGATTACATCAGCATTGATGCCGGAAAGATTAAGTACGAGATCGGCGGCATTGAGGTTGATAAGCAAGCGGTGATGAAAATGCTGCTTGAAGAATACGCAAATATCTGTAAATCGAGTGGAGCCAATGGCGGCGGTGCTGCCGGCGGCAAGAACGGCGGTGCCGGAAAGAAATTATCTGATATGACTGAGGCTGAGCGGATCGAATTCAAGAAACGAGATCCAGAAGGCTTTAAGCGACAATTATCTAAGTAGAGGTAAAAAATGGCTACCGTTCGTTTATCTGATGTGAAGTGGGACAATGATGTCTACTTGTCTTACATGCAAGAAGACCGCACAGCTAAAAATGCGTTTATCGCATCTGGTGCGGCAGTTACTAACGCTCAGTTGCAGCAACGCGCAGCTGGTGAAGGTGATTTAACCACAATTCCATACTGGAAGGATCTGGACGCTACAAGTGAAAACTTGTCATCAGATGATCCAGCTGTTCACGCAACTCCGCAAAAAATCACTACAGACAAACACACAGCTCGCCGTGTTCACCTGAACAACGCATGGCAGACTGCGAACCTTGTCGCGTCCGTCATGGGCACAGAAGACCCAATGCGACAGATCGCAACACGCACCGCAGCTTACTGGGATGAGCGCTTTGCAGAGCGGGTACAAAAAACCGTGCTTGGCATTTATCTTGACAATATCGCCGCAAACTCAAGCGACATGATCAAAGATATCTCAACCCAAGACGGCGCCAATGCAACAGCGGCAAACAAATTCAACTTTGAAGGCTTTGTTGATGCCGTGGCGACAATGGGCGAGTCTGACGACAAGCTTACTTTGATGGGTGTGCATCCGATGACCTTAGCGAAAATGCGCAAAGAGAATCAGATCGACTTCATCCAAGACTCAGAAACTGGCCTGTTGATTCCGTTCTACAACGGCAAGCGCGTCATCGTTGATAAGAAGCTGCCAGTTATTGCCGGTACTACTTCTGGCTCTCGTTATGTGTCAGTACTGTACGGCGCGGGCTGTATCGGCTATGGCATGGCATTGCCAGCGCGTCCAGTTGCTACTGAGTACGATGAATTGGCAGGTAATGGCGCAGGAGTTGAAACACTGGTTGAGCGCAAACAGTGGATCATTCAGCCAGAAGGCTACAACTGGACTGAAACCTCAGTGGCTGGCGAATCTCCAACTACCGCAGAAGTGGCCCTTGCTGCAAACTGGGAGCGCAAGTTCCTGCGTGAAAATATCAAACTTGCATTCTTTGTGCATAACTGATAAAGCGTGTTAAGATTAGCCCCAGTGATGGGGCTTTTTTATGGGTGAAATATGGCTTTAAATGCAGATGGTTTTGAAGGCGGCGCTATTTTGACGCTGGAGCAACAGGCGCAATTGAGGGTAAAGCAACATGAAGCAGCCAAAGATCAATCAGAGCCAACAGGATCAGCCGTACCCGCTAAACGTAAACGCAAAGCAAGCGCTGATAAACTCGCAGTCACTGAGACTACAGAAGAACCGCCGAAATCGGAATAAGTGAGGCGCTAAATGGCTTGGAATATTCAGCGTCTGAAATCCGCATAGGATGGCCTGCTGGCATAGTTTTATGGTACGTCTACAATCCGATTGTGACTAACGAGGCTGCAAGCGGTCACACAGAAATGATCTGGGAGCAGCGTTAATGCTTATCCTGCTAGACTCCAACAAAATGCGCTCGCTCGACGGTAACGGACTGATCAAGTCGGCCTGCGATAAGCTGTCAGAATGTGGCGTTGAAAACTTCATTCACTGGCGCGATGAGATTAGTGTAGATATCACTGG